CTCTGGCAGCGCAACATGTTCGCCGTGCGCTTCGAAATCGAGCTCGCATTCATGGTGCGCGACGCGAACACCTTCGTGCGCCTGACGGCCTAGCCATGGTTGCGCTCGTAGCGCCGAACGGCGTGGAAGTCAATGTTCCGCAGGACCAGGTGGACAGGCTCCTGGGGCTTGGCTACTCCCGCGCCGAGGCGAAAACCCAAACAGAACCCAAGGCGGCTCCGCGAAAGCGGGCCGCGAAACCGAAGGAGTAGGGCATGGAAGCGTTCGCGACCATAGAGCAGTACGACGCGCGGTTCCCGGGGCGCGAGGTCCCCGACGCGATGCTCGAGGAGTGCCTGAAGGACGCGACCTACGCCATCGCGGCGGTGCTCGAGGACAGGGGCGTCGACTACGGCGACCCGTCCGAGGACTTCGCCGAGCGCCTGATGCGCGTCTGCCGCTCGGTCGCGAACCGCATCCTGCCGAGCGGTGGGGACGTGCCGACGGGCGCGACGCAGATGTCGGTCACGGCGGGCCCCTACCAGCAGACGTTCTCGATGCCCGCGGCCTACGGCTCACCGAAGCTCATACCGAGCGAGCTGGCGATGCTGGGGCTGGGCAGCTCGCGGATAGGGTGGGCTCCGCTCGGTGGTCGCGATGATTAGCGGCGTGTCCGTCACCGTGATGCGTCCGGGCGAGCCGACCCGCGACCGCTTCGGCAACGAGGTCGCGGGCGAGCCGGTCTCCGAGCAGGTGGACGGCGTGCTCGTGGCGGAGCCCACGACAGAGGACATGGCGGCGGCGCGCACCGAGGGCTACACGCTGGCCTACACGCTGCACTTTCCGAAGTCGTACGCGACCGGCCTGCGCGGCTGCACGGTCGTGCTGCCAGAGCCGTGGGCCAACGGCAAGGGCTACCGCGTCCACGGCGACCCGCGCCCCTATATGGACGCGAACACGCCCGGGCGCTGGAACCGCCCCGTGAGGGTGGAGGCGGCAGATGGCTAGGGTCAAGTGGGACGACAGGGCGCTCAAGAAGGCGGTCGGCGACGCCGCCCGCGCCGAGGTCGAGGCGTGCACGTCGCGCGTCGGCTCGTCGGCCAACGCGCTGTCGTCTGGATACCGCACGGGCCTGTACCACCGCGACCACCAGTCGCCCGCCGTCGGCAACACCCAGCCGCGCTACGTCGGCGACGTGCGGGACTTCGGCGGCTGGCCCGTGGGCATAGTCCACACGGGCAACTACGCCGCGATGAAGGACAACTTCGAGAACAACACGTTGCTGAAAGCGAGGGGATGACATGGCCGCGTTCAGCGTGCTCGAGGCGACGGTCGGATGGATCGCGTCGCTCGGATACCGATGCTCGACCCGCGTGCCCGCCGACGCGCCCGACGTGTTCGTCACGGTCGACCGCGTGGGCGACTCGGCCGCCGACCACATTGGCAGGGCGTCGGTCGCGGTGCGCGTGTGGGCGCGCACCGACGCCGAAGCCGAGGCCGAGGCGAACGCGCTCAGGCTCGCGATGCTCCACGGGCAACCGCCCGAGGGCGTCCACTCCGCCCGCGACGAGGGCGGCAGGCTCCTCTACTACGACGAGGCGACGCGCAGGGCCACCGACCAGTTCGTGCTCTCCGTCGCCTACCAGCTGGAAATCTAACCAACAACCAGAAGGAGGCCATCAATGGCTACACCAGATGCAAGCAAGGTCATGGTGCTCGAGGGCAAGGTGACGGGCTCCATCTTCGTCGCCCCGACGACCGTCGCGCTGCCGACCGACGCGACCACGGCGCTCGCCCAGGACTTCAAGAGCCTGGGCTTCACGTCCGACGAGGGCATCACCATCTCCGAGGACGGCTCCAACACGCCGCTGCGCGTGTGGGAGGGGCTCGCCGAGGTGCGCAACATCCGCACCGAGTTCACCGAGCAGATCGCGTTCACCCCGGTCGAGTGCAACGAGGAGGTCGCCAAGCTCATGTGGGGCGACGATGCGGTGGACGTCGCCCAGACCACGGGCAACCTCACCATCCGCCACCACGGGCGCTCCATGAAGCCCGTCCACGTGGTGGTCGAGTGCGTCCCGTTCGTGGGCGCGGTGGCCCGCTACTGCGCCAAGGTCCAGCTCACCGAGCGCGGCGAGCAGTCGGGCAACGGCCAGGACTTCGCCGGCCGCGAGCTGACGTTCAACTGCCTGGCGGTCGACGGCACGACCATGGTCGAGCACGTCGCGTTCACGGCGTAGCGCCATGGCGGCGAAGCGCGCGGCCCAGGAGGCCGCAGCAATCAAGGCCGTCGAGGTCAACGGCGTCAAGGTCGAGGTGTCCACCGCCTACATCCGCTCGTGGGACGGCCTGCGCAAGGCCGCCAGGATGGCGTCGCCCGACGCGTCCGACGCGGAGAAGCTGGCCGTGATGTTCGACTACTACGAGCACGCGGTGGCCAACCTCGACGAGGTCGTCGAGGCCGTCGGCGGCGGCGACGCGGAGGCCGTGCTCGCGGTGCTCGCGAGGGCGGTCGGCGAGGCGGCCCCAAAAAACTAGCGTTGCTCGCCCGCCTCATGTGCGAGCGGCCCGACGAGCTGCGCGCCGACCTGATGCAGTTCTACGGCGTCTGCCTGGACGCGGCGGAGGGGGCCTACGACGCCGCCTTCGTCGCGTGCCTCGTGGAGCAGATGCCGCAGGACTGCCGATGGCGCGTGGCCTGCGACCCCGACCAGTGGTGGACGGGCGAGCGGCTGCTCATGGCGAGGCTGTGCAACTCGCTCGACGGCCTCATATGGGGCATGGCGGACAAGAAGCGGCGCGGGCCGATGCCCAAGCCCATGGGGCCGTCCTGGGTGCGCAAGCGCGGCAGGTCGCTGCCGATGGTCGCCATGACCAAGGACGAGCTGATGGCGGAACTGTCGAAGCCCAGGAGGGCGAGGAGGTAGGTGATACGCATGGCCGATGGCGGAAAGGTCGGCAGCGCGTACGTCGAGGTGTCCCCGAAGCTGGCGGGCAACTTCAAGTCCGCGATAGAGAAGGCGATGCCGAGCGGGTCGGACGGCGGCTCGAGGTTCGGCGGCGGCTTCTCGAAGGGCATGACGGGCGCCGTGAGCGCGGGCGCGGTCGCGGTCGGCAACATCCTCGCCGACGTGGCCATGGCTGGCGCGAGCGCGGCCAGGGACATAATCGGCGGCGCGCTCACGGGCTTCTCGGACTTCGAGCAGCTCTCGGGCGGCGTGGACAAGCTGTTCGGCAAAGAGGCCGCGGCGACCGTCAAGGCCAACGCCGCCAAGGCGTTCGAGAGCGCGGGCATGTCCGCGAATCAGTACATGGAGCAGGCGACGAGCTTCTCGGCGTCGCTCATATCGTCGCTCGGCGGCGACACGGCCCAGGCGGCGAACCTCGCCGACGAGGCGATGCGCGCCATGTCCGACAACGTCAACGTGTTCGGCTCGAACATGGGCGACGTGCAGAACGCGTTCCAGGGCTTCGCCAAGCAGAACTACACGATGCTGGACAACCTGAAGCTGGGCTACGGCGGCACGAAGTCCGAGATGGAGCGTCTCGTGTCCGAGGCCGCGAACATGACCGAGGCCCAGGAGGAGCTGGGGCTGACGGTGGACGGCACGTCGCTGTCCTTCGACAACATAATCAAGGCCATCCAGGTCGTGCAGAAGGAGCAGGGCATCTACGGCACGACCGCCAACGAGGCGGCGAAGACCGTCGAGGGCTCCGTCAACATGATGAAGGCGAGCTGGGAGAACTGGCTCGCGGCGCTCGGGCGCGGGGACGCCGACATGTCGGCGCTCACCGACCAGCTCGTGACATCCGTCGAGACGGCGGCCCAGAACGTGTTCCCCGTGCTCGGGCGCATCGGGGAGCAGCTCGCGAGCGGCATCCCCGAGCTGGGTGCCAGGCTCGCCCCGCTCGTGACGCAGCAGGTGGACAACGTCGTGCTGCCCGCGATGGCGTACCTCTCGGCCCACGGCCCCGAGGTCGCGGCGGCTGCGGGGCAGATGTTCGCGGGGCTCGCCCAGGGCGCGGCCATCGCGCTGCCGGGCGCTCTCGGCATGCTCGGGTCCGTGGTGGCGTCGCTCATCTCGATGGTCCCCGCGGCGCTGCCCGGCATGATCTCGGGCGCGGTGTCGCTGTTCACGGGCCTGCTGGTCGGCCTCGTGCAGTACACGCCGACGGTCGCGTCGGCCCTCGCCAGCTTCGTCTTCCAGCTCCCGTCAATCCTCATGAGCGCCGCCGGCCAGATGGTCGGCGCGGCCCTCGTGTTCTTCCTGAGCATCGGCCAGGCGTTCGGCCAGTTCGTCAACGACCTCGGGCCGAAGTTCGAGTACTTCATCACGCACCTCCCCGAGATAGTCGTGAACGCCGTGACCGGCATGGCCGACGCGGCGGGCCAGCTGTGGGACAGCTTCATAAACGGCATCATCGGTGCGTGCCAGAACGGCGTGCCGATGGTCGAGGGCGCGGGCGAGCAGACGGCCCAGGCGGCCACGGCGGCAGCCGAGGGCGCGGCCGACGCGACGTCGGCGGGCTCCCTCGTGACGTCCACCATGTCACAGGGCATGGACTACGACGCGGTGACGGCGGCGGCCGAGTCGGGTATGCAGGACGTGACCGCGGCCGCGGCCAAGGCGGCCGAGGGCGTCAAGGTGTCCGAGAACCTCACGCAGACGGCCGCGACGTCGCTCGACGTGACGGCCATGAACGCCAACGCCACCAAGATGTCGGAGAACGCCGTGCAGGCGGCCAAGTCGGTGGACTTCTCGGCCATCGGCAAGGCGCTCTCCGAGGGCGCGGCCGGCGGTGTCGACGTGAACGCCATGAACGAGAAGGCGGCCGAGCTCGCGAAGGCGTCGGCCGCGAACATGAACCAGACGTCCACGGTCAGCGTGAAGGCCGACCTGTCGGGCGTGAACGCGCTGAAGGGCGCGGCGTCGACGGTCTCGGCGGCGTTCGCCTCGATGCGCTCGGCGTCGGCGTCGGCCATGTCGGCCGTCGCGTCGGCGCTCTCGTCGGCAGGGTCGTCCGCCGTATCCGCTGGCTCCCGCATCTCGGCGGGCCTGCGCGGAGCGCAGTCGGCGGCAGCGTCGCTCGCGTCCGCCCTGCGCTCGTCGATGTCGTCGGCGGCGTCGGCGGCCTCGTCCGCGGCGACGTCCATCAAGTCCTCGATTGCGCGCATACCGTCGAGCAAGACGATAACGCTGTCCATATCGAAGCCCCACATCCCCGTGCCGCACTGGTCGATGTCGGGCAGCTTCAACCCGAAGACCGGCTCTGTGCCGTCGGTGAGCGCGTGGTGGGGAGCCGAGGGCGGCATCCTCACCAAGGCCACCATATTCGGCGCGGGCGAGGCCGGCCCCGAGGCGGTGCTGCCGCTCTCGAAACTGCCCGGCCTGCTCGGGCTGGACGACAGGGGGCCGACCCAGGAAATAACCATAAACCTCGCGTACGACGCGTCGGCGGACGCCGAGCAGATGGCCCGCGACGTGGCGCGCAACGTGAGGCTCTACAGGATGGCGGGGGCGATGTAGCATGACAAGGTACAAGGGCGTAAAGATATACGGCACCGACACGACGGCCCACAGGTTCCCGAAATCAGGCGTCGCGAAGGCCAAGCGCAACGACACCTACCTCAACACGAAGTCGGGCTGCGTGTACGCGTGCGACACGGCGGGCGCGCCCGATACGGCCACGTGGAAGTACCACAGCGTCGAGCTCGTGGGCAAGCCCGAGACAGAGCTCACGGCCCCCACGCTCAAGCGCCGCGGCAAGGGCAGCCGCGTCGTGGACATGACGTGGAAGGTGCCGGCGAAGCTCACCGAGACGGGGACGGGCAAGGGCGGCCACAGGGCCGAAGGCGTGAACGTCGTGTGGACGCTCGTCGACGACGACGGCAAGGCCTTCGCCACGCTCACGGCGAAGCGGGGCACGTCCCTCGCGTCGTACACGGTCGACCTCGCGAACTTCAAGGGCGACAAGAAGACGCTCAAGCGGTCGGACTTCTACCCGAGCAAGGGCAAGAAGAAGCTCAAGGAGGTCAGGTGCAAGATCAGCCCCTACAACTCCTTCGGCGCGGGGCCTTCCAGGACCGCGAAGCTCGAGTTCAAGAAGCCGAAGGCGCCGAGCGTCTCGGCCATCTCGTTCAACTCGTCCACGGGCACGGCGTCGTGCACCATCACCACCGACGCGGGAAACGGCCTGGCCGAGCGGCTCTGGACCGAGTACAAGATAGTCGCGACGAAGCACACGGGCAAAAAGAAGACGACGGCCTACAGCAAGCACGACTCCAGCGCAACTTCGACCTCCATCAGCCTGTCCTACGACGCCGAGGGGTACCAGTCACTCACGCAGGACCAGTACATCCACGTGCACGTCGAGGCGCGCGCCAGGGGCTTCGCGGGCGACTCGGCTTGGGTGTCGCGGGACTACTACATCGGGTTCCCGCGCCCGTCCGTGATATGCCCGGGCAAGGGCGATGACAAGAAGAACGTCCTGATGCGCGGCTCAGGCGACAGCCAGCGCGTGGTCATACCGATAAACACCAAGTACGCCAAGGAGCACCCCGTGGCCCACGTGAAGCTGGAGAAGCTGGTGAACACGGACTACGCCAAGGCGTCGCAGATACCAGGCGACGCGGCGTGGGAGGACGCGGGCGCAGTAGACGACGGCCAGTGCACCGCGCTCGTCGCCGACGTGAGCGGGCTCATATCCACCCCCGGCAAGCGCACGTGGGTGCGCGTCAAGAGCTGGTACGCGGCGGAGGAGCCGCTGCACGCCTACAGCGACCCGAAGCGCATGGACCGCTCGCCCATGTACACGGCGGCCCCTACCGCCGAGGACGACGAGTGCGAGCTCTACAGCCTGACGCCGTGCGACGACGGCGAGTCGGCCTGGGCGCACTTCCTGTTCGCGGACGACGGCAACACGGGAACGCTCGTGAAGTGGTCGACCGACAAGAGCGCCTGGCAGTCGACCGACCCGCCGGATGAGTTCGAGGCGACGTGGAAGGGCAACACGGAGAGCAGCGTGCCGGCGGACAAGCGCAGCAAGTTCCCCAAGCAGTGCAAGGTCAAGATCAAGGGCCTCGACGGGGGCAAGACCTACTACGTCACGGGCCAGAGGTACCTCGACGACGCGGAGGGCAACCGCACCATAGGCGCGGCGTGCGCCCAGAAGAGCATCACTATCTCGGAGGCCGCGTCGGACGCGGGCGCGTCCGGGGACGAGGCGGCGCCCGTCATCGAGGCCGTCGTGCTCTCGGCGCCCGGCACCGCGATGCCCGGGCAGGACGTCGAGTTCGAATGGACGGTGTCGACGAGCGGCGAGGCGCAGGCGTGGACGCTCTACAGCACGTCGGGATCCACGCGGCAGGTGCTCGCGAACGGCGACGGCGACGAGGGCGCGACGACGTGGCGCCTGCCCGCCACGAGGGCCAGACAGTACGCCGTGGGCAACGCGCTCACGTGCGCGGTCGAGGTCACGGCGAAGGACGGGGAGCGCGTCGAGACGATGACGAGCAACGCCGTTTCCGTGCTCATAGCGGAGCCCCCGACGGCGCTCGCCCTGCTCTCGGGCGGCTCGACCCTCGCGGCCCAGCCGATGGTTTTCGCCGTGGGCAGCTCGGACGCGGGCGTGTCGGTGTCCTACGTCGTGAGGGCCGCGAGCGGCTCGGGAGGGGCGCCCGACGTGCTCCTGGCAGACCAGCTCGCGGGCGACGTGGTGGCGAGCGGGACGGTCGCCCCCGTGTTCGCCGAGGGCGCTTCGGCGTTCGAGGCGCGACTTGCCGCCATCGTCGGGAGGTTGAGCGAAATCGCAGCCGACCGAGCCGAGCAGGCCGCTAGGCTCTCGAGCCTTCAGGCCGAGAAGGAGCATCTCGAATCGCTCGACAGCTTCGACCCCGACGACCCCGTATGGAACGAGGAGAACGGCTACTCCGTCATCCTCGCGATGATAGCAGAGCTCGAGGAGCAGATAGCGCAGCTCGACCACGAGCAAGCGCAGCTCGAGGCCGAGCAGACGTCGCTCGCCGACGTGACCTACAGCGCCACGGTAACGCTGCCCGAGGGGCTGGACTTCCGCGACGGGGCGTCCTACGAGCTGGAGATGACGGCCACCGACGCGCTGGGGCTCTCGTCCGAGCCGTTCGTCCTCCCGTTCGCGGTCTCGTGGGCCCGCCATGCGCCCGTGCCGCCGCTGGCCGAGGTGGATGTCGACGAGACGGACGACGGCGAGTCGGGCCAGCGCAGGCGGTGCTCGTTCTCGCTCGTGCCGCCCGACGGCTCGGAGGCAGGGGACGTGTACGACGTCTACCGCGTGACCCACGACGGCGTGCGCAGGGTCAGCCCGGACGGCGGCTTCCCGCTCACGCACGACGTGGTGGACGACTACGCGCCGTTCGGCGACGCGGGCGACTACCTCTACCGCGTGGCGTGCCGCACGGCCGACGGCGACGTGGCGTGGTCCGACCTCTACTACTACATGGAGGGCGGCGGCATGCTGCGCTTCGACTGGGGGGAGTCGGACTACGTCGAACTGCCCTACAACCTGGGCATCTCCGACTCGTTCTCGAAAGACTTCGAGCGGCGCGCCCACATGGACGGCTCGCGCGAGGGTTACTGGGCGCCCGGGCGCGAGCGCGACGCGAGGCTGTCCACCGACGTCATGCGCATCGCCGACGCGGGCAAGGCGACGGCCCTGCGCTCGCTGGCGCAGCACGCGGGGCCCGTGTGGGTGCGCACGCCCGACGGCAGCGCCTACGAGGCAGACGTGCAGGTTACGGACATGGACGTGAGCGGCGGCGCGATCGCCGTGCAGCTCGACGCCAAGGAGGTCGACGGGCGCACCTACGTGCTGCCCGTGCCGCAGACGGAAGAGGGCGAGTAGCGCATGGACTGGTCGAGGGGATACAGCGCCGAATGGCGCGTGGTGCGCGTCGACCCGTCCACGTGGGCCGACGCCGAGGCCGTCGGCGCGGTCGACTCGGCGAGCGTCGAGCGCACCGCCGACGGCCTCATGGAGAGCGGCTCGATGACGGCCGTGCGCGGCGTGGGCGAGGGCTTCGAGCCGGGGTACCACCGCATCGTCATGGTGGCCGAGCAGGACGGGGCCAAGGAGCGCGTCGAAGTGTGCACGCTGTACTGCACGTCGGCGCAGGGCGAGGTCGAGCGTGGCCGCGACGTAGTTGACATCGTGGGCCGGAGCGTGCTCTACCCCGCGTCCGTGCGCAGGCTGCTCGCGGGGACGTACGCCCCGAAGGGGGCCGACTGCGCGGCCTATGCGGCGCGGCTGCTGCGCGAGTGCGTGGCGTGCCCCGTCGAGGTCGAGGGGGCCTTCGCGCTGGCCGACCACGTCGTGTTCGACCTGGGCGACAGCTACCTCGACGCGGCGCGGGCCGTGCTCGACGCGGGCGGGTACTGCATGCAGGTTGACTCCCACGGCACGGTGCACGTGCGCCCGCTGCCGGCGGAGCCTGCCGCAGGGCTCGGGGCGCTCGGGGCGTCCATGCTCATGCCGAAGGTCGGCTACGAGCTGGACTACTCGGGCGTGCCGAACCGCTACCTCGCGCGCGACGGCGAGCTGCAGGCCGTGGCGGTCAACGACGATCCCGCGAGCCCCACGTCCACGGTCTCGCGGGGCTACTTCCACGACGAGGTGGACACGTCGCCGAAGCCGCTCGAGGGCGAGTCGCTCGCGACCTACGCGAGGCGCAGGCTCGCCGAGAAGTCCGTGGTCAAGGACGCGAGGCGCTACGAGCGCGAGTTCGCGCCCGACGTGCTGCCCAACTCGATCGTGAGGGCCACGGCGGCCCAGGGCGGGCTCGAGGGCGATCTGCGCGTCACGCGCCAGTCGCTCGAGCTGGGCCACGGCGTCAAGGTCACCGAGGAGGCCGTGAGGGAGGTGTCCACATGGCAGGCGTAGGGACGTGGGAGCTGGCCGACGCGATGTCGGCGAAGGCCCCCGAGAAGAGGCGCACCGCGCTCGCGACGGTCACGAGGACCGAGGCGGACGGCACCGTGTGGGCCGAGATAGACGGCGGCGCGGGCGAGTTCCCCGCCACGTCGACGGCGGCGGTGTCGCCCGGAGACGTCGTGACCGTCGCGATCGAGGGCGGCAGGGCCACGGTGACGGGCAACGCCACCGACCCCGCCGCCTCCACGAGCCGCGTGGACACGACCGAGCGCAAGGCGGACGCGGCCCAGGCGAGCGCGGCCGTCGCGAGGGCGGCTGCGGAATCGGCCGTCACCGACGCGCAGAGGGCCTACGAGGCGGCGGACGCCGCGCAGCAGAGCGCGGACAGCGCGGCCACGGCTGCGGGAGCCGCGCAGGGCAGCGCGGACGCGGCGGCCACGGCGGCGGCAACCGCCAACGAGAAGGCCGCGCAGGCCATCGCCGACGCGGCCACGGCCCAAGGAGCGGCGACGGCCGCCCAGGGGAGCGCCGACGCTGCGGCGGCTGCGGCCAGTGTCGCGGACGGGAAGGCCGTCGCGGCGGGGCAGGCAGCGAGCGCGGCCCAGGCGAGCGCCGACCACGCCAACCGCTACGCCAACGCGGCCCTCGACCAGCTGGGCGTCGTGCAGGACGTGGCAGGCGTGCTGTCGTGGGCGAGCGAGCAGGGCGCTTTCGTCGAGACCGAGGACACGGCAATCGTGGACGGCAAGGTCTACTTCACGCTCGACGGCACGGACTACACGCCAGTCGTGGAGCCCGACGCGGCGCACCTGGCCGATTACTGGGAGCTGGACATGAGCGGCGCCAGGCAGGCCATGAACGAGTACATCCTCGCGCATCTCGCCGTGACGCAGCGGGGATTGTGGGTCTTGCCCAGCGGCATCGGGCAGGCGTCCGACGAGCAGCACGCCCCTGGGTACAAGATGCTGCTCTCGTCCAACGGGAGCTACCTCTACGACTCCAACGGCGTGCTCGTGAGGAGCGACACCGCCTCCGGGACCGACTTCTCGGCTGGTAGGGACTGGCACGTGGGCGGCGACGACGCCTACATCTTCTACGATGCCTCGGAGGGGACCATCGTCATAGGCGGCTCCTCCGTGCAGCTCGGCTCCACCAAGACGCTCTCGGAGCTCGTCAACGAGGTGGACAACTCCGTGGTCTTCAAGGTCACCGACGACTACTCCCAGGACGGCTCTACCGTAACCCTCACGGCGCACGTCTACCAGGGAGGAGCTGACATAGCGTCCCGCTATCCCGACTCGTCCTTCGCGTGGTCGCGCAAGAACGAGGACGGCTCGCCCGAGGTCCCTTTGGGAAACGGGCGCACAATCACGGTGTCGAGGTCAACCGTGGGCTACGGGGCGGCAATCAAGTGCAAGTTCACGCCCCCCAACGACTCCGCGCTCCTGACGGAATCGGACGACTCGCTCACCTCGCAGGAAGGCGAGCCGCTCACGGCACGCACCCCGAGCGGAAACTACGTGAGGGTCGCCGACCTCTCCGTGGAGACCTCCGTTTTCGACGCCGACAGGGTGATGGTCGTGGGCAACGAGGACGAGCACCTCGTCTCGATAGCCACCCTGAAGGACGCCTTCGGGGGCGGCGACTACGAGAGGCTGACCAGCAAGCCATCCATCGAGGGCGTGACCCTGAGCGGGAACAAGACCTTCCCCGAACTCGGGATATTCAAGACAGACGCCCAGGGCTACGACGTGGCCGACGACTACACGCTGACCACGATGGACATAAACCGACTTTGGGCGAACGCCCAGCCCGTAGGCTAAGGAGGCACGCATGGGCAAGTACATGGACGGCTCGGGCCTGAGCCATTTCATGGGCATCCTGAAGGGCACTTTCGCCGCCAAATCGGATGCCGTCAAGAGCATCACCAGGAGCGGCACCACGTTCACGGCAACGAGGGCAGACGGCACCACTTTCACCTTCACGCAGCAGGACAACACCGTTGCGAAGACCTCGACCACGCCTAAGATGAACGGCACGGCCGCCATCGGCACGGAGACGGCGTATGCGGCTGGAGACCACGTGCATCCAACCGATACGAGCAGGGCGCCGGTGAGCCACGCATCGACGGCCACGACTTACGGCGCAGGCAACGCGAGCAACTACGGCCACGTGAAGCTCTCCGATGCAACCGACGGCACCGCCGCTGCGGCGAGCGGGGGCACGGCCGCAACGCCGAAGGCCGTGAGCGACGCGCTGACCTCGGCGAAGGCCTACGCGGACGGGGCGGCTGACATGTTCGCGGAAAAGTCGATGATTAACGAGGTGTACTCCCGTGGAGAGCAGTTAATCGTCAACGGCAACGGGTTCATGGGCGACAACACGAACTTTTCCAATTGGACGTTCGATGGTTCGGTGGCGAACAACTCAAAGGGTTCGTTCACGAGGACTCCTGCTTATACCGTAATAGTCGTGGACGACTTCATTCCCGTTGACCCATCCAAGAGCTATGCAATCGAGTTTGACATAAAATGCGGAACCGATGCGAGCCTTCCAGCAGGAGCGAAGATATACGCGTTTCTGAACTACTACGACGTTGACGGCTTGCAGGTCGGTTACTATCACGGAATCTACCATCGCGCGAACACGACGACAACGCTTGCGCAGGACTTGAAGAACGGCGATACGGTCGTGCATTTCACCGATCTGACGAAATGGTGGGTAGGCACGATAGCAGACCACCAGCGTTCGTTCATCTTCTGGGACTACACGAACAGCTTAGGATATACGTATCCTCCTAACACCTACAGTCGCCACGAAGCGCATGCGGTTTACGCAAGCAACGATTCCGTCAACAAGACGAACAACACCATCGCGCTCTCGTCTGCATGGAACGGAGGGACTGTCCCCGCTGGGACGAAGGTCTCGCAGAACGCATCGGGCGGAAACTTCGACTATACCTGGTACCACACAACCCAATCGACCTTCCCGACCGAATGGAAGCATGTCAAGAGCATCAGGCACCCCTCAGAGATGTGGAAGGGCGTTGCGACCGTGAAGGTCGGTTTCCTCTGGAACTACGGCTACACGGCATCGGCCAAACAGCAGCAAATCTGGGTAACGAACCTCAGCATGCGAGCCATAGACGCCGAATGCGAGTCGTTAGGGTTCGGGAAACTGATTAGCTACGGCTCCGACCTGAACAGCATCGTTGAGGTCGGCGAATACCACATAGACACGAACGCGAACGTCGCAAGCATCACCAACAAGCCTAGCGGATTGGCCAACGCGTTCACGCTCATCGTCAGCTATCCGCTCTCATACCGCAATACCACGTACATAGCTCAGGAGCTAACCGAGTTCCAGTATGGCAGGAAATGGCGGCGTTTGTCGTTGAACAGCGGGACGAGCTGGGGCGCATGGGTTAACGGCGACGGATTGGGCGCGGCGGCGTATGCTGATACCGTCCCGATAGCCAACGGCGGCACTGGCAAGACCACGGCGGCGGAGGCCTGGACGGCCCTCGGAGGAGGCGCGATAGGCAAGAAGGCGAGCCTGGCCGAATCGGATATTCCATCCCTAGCCATATCGAAGGTCACCAACCTCCAGACCTCGCTGGATGGCAAGGCGCCCCTCGCATCTCCGGACTTCACGGGCACGCCAACTGCGCCGACAGCAGCGACTGGAACCAACACCACCCAAGTTGCGACGACCGCCTTCGTCAAGGACGCCATAGACAACCTCACCGTATATTCCGAGGACATCGAGTACGGCACTGGCACGGTCGCGGAGGCGTTGGACGAAATGTCGCAGACCGTCCACAACCTGCCGGCCAAGGCGTTCACGAAGGTCAAGGTCGGCACCACGACCGTGGAGGCCGACTCCTCAGCCGACACGCTGACCCTCGCGGCAGGGACGAACGTAACGCTCACGCCCGACACGGCCAACGACAGCATCACCATCTCCGTTGCGAACACTACCGGATATTCTCTGGACGACGACATCGCAGGGAGAGCCAATGACTACGGCCCCCTGTACTTCAGCGAGGACGCCGGGGATACCGTGATGGTTGACGGTCCTCTGCCAGTCGAGTACGGCGGCACTGGGGTGGCCACGATAGCCGCTCTCAAGACGGCATTGGGCCTTGAAGACAGTGGATGGAAGACCCTGCCCCTCAACGGCAACGCGTTCAAGGTCTACAGCAACGACGCGAGCTACACGCCAATGTACAGGAAGGTCAACGGGGTCGTGGAGGTCACGGGAGGCGTGTCGCCCAATACCACGCAGACGCTCGGGGAGACCGCCCTCACGATAGGCACGCTGCCCGCGGGATTCAGGCCAGCTTCGAACCGCGATGTCCAGGTCATATGCCAGGCGTCGGACAGGAAGCTCTGGCTGCTGAGAATCAACAGCTCGGGCACGGTGTACGCCCAGCGCATGCGCGACATGGGGTCGACCAGCTACCAGAGCATGGCCACCACCGAGTGGATGCTGTTCACGGCGACGTTCCTCGCAGGCTAGGAGGGCATATGACTACTTACACGGACGAGGTGAACATCTACAACCCGGACGCAATCAAGGACGGGATAGACGGGGCCAGGTACGCCTACAAGGCCGTCGTGACCGAGGTGGGAACAACTGGCGTGAAGATACACCCGAGCGGCCAGAGCGGCAGCGGGATAGTGGACTACACGCTCATCGACGACGAGGGCATGGAGGTGTTCGACGGCGGGACGAGCGTGGCGAAGTTCGGGAGCACGGCACGCATCGGAAACGCCTCGTCGAAGCACGTTGACGTGACCTCCGGCGGCATGGAGTTCCGAAACGGGAGCACCAAGTTCACCGAGATAACGAGCATCAGCGGCGGCGTGTACCCCCCGAGCTGGAAGGTGCAGTACAACGCGGGGTACCTCGGCTACACCGACGACGACACGACGTCGGACGCCATGGCCTTCGACGTCCTCTACAGGCTCGTCAGGGACACCACGTCGGGGGTCGTGGGCCTGTACGCGGACACGGACGGCTCGACGCTGCGCATGGCCTTCGACATGGCCGACCTGATACAGGCGTTCTCGGACAACGGATATTCGTGGGACACGTACAAGAACACGCGGGACGGGGCCGTCATGGTGCGGTTCATGGGGATGGGAGGCTCGGGCCTCGGCACCACGGCGGTGTACCCGTTCGTCACCATCTCGCTGGAATCTGAGAGCACCTGGTTCTGGATACCCTTCGAGAAGACCCGCTACGAGAACCTCGACCCCGACGACATGCTCACCACGGCGGAGATCAAGTCAAACCTCTACGTCGACGGCGACCTCAGCGTGGGCGACATCTCGTCGGGCGGGGACGTATCGGCGGGCGGGAGCGTAGCGGCGAAGCGCATCGTCTCGGAGGTGGTCCTCTCCTTGACGGACGTCAATGCGGCATCAGACGTGAACGCATGGTACGTCAACTCGAACGGCCTTGGGCTGGAGAGGGCATCCACGGGCATCTACGACATGTCGACGGGCGTCAGGAGCCACATAGACTCGTCGGGGAACAGGATGTGCCTGCACGTCGACCCGACCGAGCTGCGCCTGCACTACCAGAACCAGGAAGGCGGAATCAACAGGCCGAGCATCCTCACGGTCGACAAGGACGGCAACGTGACCACTCTGGGGGCGGTCAACGACAGCGGGTGGATTACCCCGAAGCTCGACAGCCCGTTCGTGAAGTACAGCGACGCACGCACGCCGAGATACCGCAAGCTCAACGGCATGGTCGAGATAAGGGGCGGCGTGAAGCCCACGAGCACCACGGCCCTAAACGAGACCGTACACACGTTGTTCACGCTCCCCGAGGGATACTGCCCCGCCAACTGCGAGGTCACGTCGCTATGCCAAGGCTCCGACCGCAAGATATGGCTGCTCACCGTGAACCTAGACGGTACCGTGACGGCAACGAGGTTGAGGGACATGGGCGCAACGACCTACCAGAACGCGACCACCACCGAGTGGATGATGTTCGACGTGGTGTTCACGGCTGGCGGAGAGAACGTTTCGTAAGGAGAAATAAATGGAGAAATACATTGTAATCGAGATGCAGACTTTCGCGGAGGGCAACATGTCCACGCCCTGCTACGCCTACGACTCGCAGGCCAGCGCGGAGGCGAAATACCACAGTATCCTGGCGGGTGCGGCGGTGTCCAAGTTGCCCGTCCATGCGGCGGTGCTCGCTAACAACGCGGGCATCGTGATGGAGAGCAAGTGCTACTACCACGGGGTGAGCGAGTAATGGCCGACCCCACCGTAGTCGTCGCGGCCATCGGCGCGGGGCAGGCCGTCATCGTCGCGGTCATAAGCGGTATCTTCGCGAAGCTGAACGCCGACGCCAAGCGCCGCGCCGACGAGCAGGCCGAGCGGGACAGGGCGCGCGAGGAGCGCGAGGCGAGGCGCGAGGAGCGGGACACGTGCATGTACGATCTCGTGTTCTCAACGGTCCAGGGCGTCGAGGTGCTTCTGCACCAGGCGCACGGCGACAAGGTCAACGGCAACGTCGACGATGCGCTGGAAAGCATAAAGAACGCTAAATCAGAGTGCAACCACCTGTTCAACAAGCAGGCGGCCAAGATGTAAGGAGGACGAAATGAACGAGCTGACCAAGGAGAGGGCGAAGGCGATCGTGACGCTCATCGTGACGTGCGCGGTGAACGTGTGCAACGTGCTGGGCTACGCTGTCGACGCCGAGCAGTGGGTGAACGCGGCCCTGAGCATCTTGAGCGTCGCCTGCATCGCGTGGACGTGGTGGAAGAACCAGAACATCACGCCCGAGGCGCTCGAGGGCCAGAAGCTCTTGGACGCGCTCAAGGCCAAGCACGCCAAGGGCGACGAGGGCGAAGATGAGTAGGACCGTCGCCGAGATTGCCGCGCTCATCCACCGCGACATGTGCGAGGACGCGGCGAACGGCTATTCCTGGTCGCCCAGATGGGGCGAGGACGGGCTGGGAGTCAAGAGGCTCGTGATAGACGGCAGGAGCTACCAGTACGACCGGGGGAGCTACGACTGCGCCTCCTCCGTCATAACCGCATGGAGCGAGGCCGTGAAGTACACGCGCTACAAGGGCTGCTTCGACGGCGCCACGTACACGGGAGACATGCTCAACGTGTTCCTAGCATCGGGGCTTTTCGAGAAGTGGGACACCGATTCCACGGTGGCGCAGCCGGGCGACGTGTACCTCAACTACTCGGAGCACACGGCC